TTATTTAATTTACCTTCAAAACAAATATGCGTTTTACTAGGGTGCTGTTGACGGCTTGTGTAAAGTATTTTTTTTTCACATTCTTTACACTCCCAAATATGATGCGTGAAACCCATAATTATAATTTTTTTATTTCTTTTTTAACTTGTCTCCAATAACTTCCTATTTCGTAATAATCATCTGTTTTGCGTTCTTCTTTTATTAATTCATCAACTGCAATTAATGCACATTGCTTGGCTATCACAGTACATAGTATCTCCTCACCACATTCAGTGTCTTCATTCATTAAAATCATTCGGTAGCTATCTACTAAGCTAATTGCTTTCTCTTTTGGTGTCATAATTAATTTATTAAGTGAATTAATCCATAAACGTTTTTACAAATTTGATTTTTAGCTTTTACGCTTCTTTCAGTTTGTTGAGCTATCATTTCTTCAATAAACTTTTGTTCTTCAATTATAGCTTGTTTAACTGCTTCTATTGCGTCCATTCCGTTAATCATTAAGTTGATTGCTCTTTCTTCGATTGATTTAGATAATAAAGTTTCCATTTGTTTTACCGTTTTAGTGTCTACAAATATAAGTACTATTTATTAATTAAATACACTTTTATTAAATTATTTTTAATTTATTTTATAACTCATTGAAAATCAAGCATAAAAAAAGCCGTTTGAATTAACAAACGGCTCAATTAACCTAAAAACACAATATGGAATTCAAATATACGATTAATCTTTTAAATCTTCAATTTGTTCTTTACTTCTTTTCGCAAAATTTACAAATGCTTTCCAAACATCTTTGCCCGTTACACTTTCGTAACTTTCATTAACCGACTTTAATTCAGTTACCACGCAAAAGAAAGTAAACATTTTTGTTAATACCAAATCAATAGCTATAAAATGCCCTAAAATATCGCTTATAACAAACTTTTCAAGTAAGAATATAAATACTATTGCACCACTATATAAAAGGCTCTTAGAAATCGTGTGTGAAAGTCTACGCGAACGTATCTTTTGACCTTTCTTATAACTTCGCCAAATTCCAAAGCAAGTATCTAAAATGATTGTAATAACCGCGATTAATACAAGTGGTTTTATTGGTGTTAATATCGAGAAAAAAGATAATAGCAAAAGAGTAATTTTAGTTTTCATATTTCAAAGTTAATAGGTTTTCCTAATATAGCCTCAATACTTTCATCAAAAACAATATACCAAAAGTTTAGTTCTGAATAGTCATAATTTACCCAATAGATAGTCTCATCTTCAGGCGACTTTGGTAGTCCATAATAATCAGCGCATTGTTTACGTGCATCAATGGCTTCTTGTTCTGTAAAATATTGATAACCTAGCATTAGTATATTGTATAAAATGAATTTATATTATTTTGAATATTTATCCTATCACTCATTTGATTGCTATTCCACACTATGAATTCTTGCATATACATATTAGCTCGTGATGATGAACCGTTTCTATCAAACAAACATACATTTGTACCTATTAAAGTACCTATATTTTGACCGCTATTTAAAACTGTTGTATTATTTCCATACAACTCCCAATTTGTTCCAGTTGTTGATGTTTTAGCAACAAGTAAAGATTGGTTGTTATTAACATAAGCTGGACTAAAAGAAGCTCCAGCTTGGTAAAATGTATGACCTGTTGCTGTTAAAATAAAAGCACCTGCTAAAGCTGCATTAGTAAATAACCCAAAATTACCACTTGTACCAACTTTGTCAACTACTGTAAAAATAGAAGCAGGGTTAGTCAATGATAATGTAGTATTTCTTAAAGTGTCGTTTACTCCGTCACCTAACACTGCTGGTTTTCCATTGACTACATCTATAACTCCAGCATTTACTATTCTCGGTTGGTTAATCGCAGTTGCTTGTGTTGCATTTTTAGAATTACCACTTTGGTCGTACCAAGTTGTTATAAATCCATTATCTAAAGCTCCAGTTCCAACAAACGCTAACAAACTAGCTGTGTCTAAAACATCACCAACAAACCCTATGTCTTGTTCTGTTAAATCTGTTCTTCTAACTCTTATTGCACTACCTGCATAAGCTGTTCTAAGTTTACGCAATGAATAAGCTACCGATGCACTTGGATATAAGTCTAATAATAGTGTTCCACTAATTTTAGGCATTATAGATATTAAAGAATAGTAATTCATATTAAGCTTCTGTTGTTACACCAATTGCATCCCAACGGGAGTCTGTTGAGTTATATATTAATCCAACGTAAGTTGTTTTACTTATTACAGTTGTAGTAGGTAAAGTTATTCCTATTGCTCTATAACCTCCTGCTCCTGATGTCCAAGTAATACCTCTTGCTGTTCCATCATCTTTGATTCTTATCATTAATGCTTGACCTTGAACTAGAGTTCCTGTTGGTGCTGCTAAAGTTAATGGAGCTGCTTGAGCTGTGATAGTCACTAAGTCATTGGTGCTTGTTGGTGTAACTGTAGCACTAGATGTTACTGTCTGAACTCGTGGATTTAAAAACGTTTGGTCACCTGTATTTGTTCCACTTGTATTTCCAATTACGGTTAAATTTGCGTCCGTTACATATCGTTTATTTGTTGAATCAGCAACTTCATCTGTTGTTAACGCTTTATTTTTCCAAAGTGTTGTTGCGCTTTCATAAACCAAAGTTTGATTATTTGCAACGCTTGAAATAGCAACGTCGTGAATTTCATTAAGTTCGTAACCGTTTTGTATTTGCACTTCAATTTGACCTTGCGTCGGGTGTGAACGTGTTACTTTTCCAACGTAAACCAAATGCGTAGGTGCTAAAGTTTTCGTGTCCGTATAAGTTCCTGCAACTGTTCCACTAAGGTATAATTGTGCGCCCTCAGTAAATGCTGAAGTATCTAAACCGCTTAAATCACCAATTACAACACAATATCCAACGCCATTATTAAGTATATTCGACTGCAATAATCCGAACGTTCTTGAACTAAGCGCATCACTTACCGCCAACGCTTTACTAACAATTGGTTTATTTCCATTTGCGCCCGAAATAAATACAACAGTTCCTTTTGTTAAAGTTGCGCCAGTCATATTTTTAACCTCACGAACCAAAGTACCTGCTTGACCTGCCGTTGGAATATCTAAGGCGGTTATAAATGGATTTACGCCGTCTTCACCGTCGTTAATTAAATCGCTTGTATTTGTTACCGCGCTTGGAATTGTAGGTTTGTTAAGTATTTCAGCGTCACCACTTACAGCGTTCCAATCCGCGTTTACGTTAACTTGTGCGCCGTCTTCAATTCCATCTAGTTTAGTTTTAAGTATATCAGTAAAATCGTTTGCACTTAAACCTTTTCCGGGTACTTTATCAACTTTAAGATTAAACGCTGTTATTAAATCCGTTTGGTCTGTAATATCTCCACCAATTCCACCCCAAACAGTTAAATCCGCAACGTCCTGCGCTGTAATTTTCTTTGTAGTCGCACTTTGAACAATTGGAATTTCTTCCGTTCCGCTTAACGCACTACCTGCAGGTAACTCACTTATTTTTATACTCATTTTCTTCTATTTTCTTTAAGAACAATTCTAATTTCTTAACGTTTTCTTTCTTTGGTTTGTATCTTTTACAAGTACCAACCTCTACAGCTGTAGTCTTTTTCATTTCCCTCGTTTAAATAAAATCCACCAATATTAGTTTGTCTCATTGGGTTTACATCGTTATTGCTGTTAAAAGTGTATTCAGGAAATAAAGTTGAATTTAAACATAAATATCTAATCATTCTTTTAACAAACCCCTGCGCAATTAAAAGTTCTTTTTGAATAAGAAAATCAACATCGTTTTTATTTACGCTTTCGCTGTTTTCTGCGGTGTGTTTGAATATTCCTTTGTTAGCAATTTGAAACGCTCCAAACGGCAAGTATTCAACCATTGCGTAATGAATCAAAATCGGTTTGCAATACTTATTAACTAAGTGCGCGTATTGGTCGGTTAAATCTTCGTTTTCGATTTTCGTTTGTAACGCTTCCAATAATTCGCTTCCTAAATATTCTTCTAAACGAAGCGATTGAGCAATATCTATATATTGAATAAATTTATCAACGTCCATATTTCCCGACATCGTGGTAAATTTGGTTACGTCATCTGTTGATATTAATAGTACTGTTGGCATCTTTTAATTATTTAGGTAAAAATCCACGTGTTGGCGTGTCAATCATTCGAGTACTTACTAAAGCATCATTCTTAACAACGTAACCTAACTTTTCGGCTTTCTTAACTGCTATTTGTTTCGTAGTTTTTTTGTCTTTAATATCAAGTGCTTTACCCTCAAAAGTTGCATAAACTTGTTTATTCCATCTATGGTGGCAATTCGCTCCTCCTTTGTATAACCAAATATCGTAAGTGTTTGTTCCTTTCGGGCCAAAACCCGGATTAACCGCTTGTGAACTCATTAACTGAATATCTTCTTTACGATATACTTTACCAAACTTTTGCATTTGTTCGCAAAATGGTCTTACTTTTCCACTCTTTCCACCGTCTTGACCTGCGTAAACGTAACGTGTAATAAATTTAATTCCGTCGATTACTTCGTCTTGTTTACTTCTTATATTTGGTCTTGCATCACCTGTTGAAATTAAATTGATTATTTGCTTTAAAACGCTTAATTCCGTTGCAGGTTCTTTGCTTAATAACTCGTTTTCTTGTTCGTCGGTATCGTAGTCAACTTCGAATTCATCAATTAGCAACCAATCAGGGTTTACGTTTTCGCCAAAAGAACTTAAATCAACTTGTTCACTTAATTCCGTCCCTGTTTCTTCGGCTACTTGTTCCGCTGTTTGTGCATTTTCTAAGTCCACAAACTCCAAAGGTTGCAACGTTTTGAAATACAACTTTAAACTAACTTTGTTAAAGCTTAACATCGTGTCAAAAGCTTCGATTAAACGGTCTTGAATCGGTCGGATAACCATATTGTCAAACAATACTGTTGCCGTCTTTAATTCGTCTGCATTTGAGCTAAAACCGCTACTCTTTGCAACTCCAAAAATTAAACCACTTACAACCTTATGCGCTAATAAAATCTTTTCAGTACATTCAGTTGAAAGGTATTGATAATGTTCTGGCGCATCGTTCAAAGGTATATCAGTAACCTCCGTTTGTAGTTCCTTAGAACCACTAAAAGAAACAATTACTTTTTTACCCTGCGCACCTGTTAACTTTTGTTGAATTTGGTTGCTTCGTGTTCTCTGTTGTTCTTCGGTAAATTCTCCGATAATATTAACAACCTTAGTTCCGCTAAAACCGTTTTGTGTGTCGTTGATTAAATAGTTTTGTATTTCTTCTTCGAGTAGTGCGTAACCAATTCCACCGATATAAGACGGCATTGCAAAATACTTCATTCCAACCATATAAGGACGTATGTAAAGTATTTCGATTTTTTCTTTTGACGTTCCAAAAGCAGGAATTAATTTTGGTATAAACTCGCGTGTGTTTCCCCAATTGTCAGAATAAAAATAGTTATTAATATTTCCGTCCGCATCGCATTTTTGAGGTGCTAATAAATTAACTGCAATATGAAAACCCTTAACAATAGAATCGTGTTTATCATTGTAGTGAACTTGAATAGCGCACTGCCCAAACATATAGAAATCAGTTGCTATTTGTCGAACGTCGTTCTTTGATAACATCGCCATCAATTGAGCGTACTCGTTTGGCTTTTTAGAAGCGTCTAAAGCACTTAAACCACGTCCGTAAACTAAGTGTGTTATCGCGTTAATAACGGCGTTGTTGGTAGTCGAATTTCGATAACGGTCTATAATATATTGAAAGTACGAATTGTTTTCTCCAAATGTTACCCAATCTTTTTGTTTCGACTCGATAATTTTTGGCGCTTCGTATTCCGCTAAATTTAAAACGAAAGTATTATTATTATTACTCATAATGTTATAAACGTGTTTTGTGTAACTCTTTGCGTATATCTGTTATCCGTTCCGTCGGTGCAATAAAGTTTATCGTAACAAATTAAAGTATCTTCAAATTTAGCTTCGATTTTATAAAACCTATTGTTTATTAAATCCAAATCAATTGTAATTTCGTAATAATAACCTTTATCGACCGTTGTAAATTCAGTATAAATTGTAGGAACGTTTTCCGCTTCGTCAGTCAACACAATTTCATCAATTCCGCTAATTAGCATCAATCTTAAAATCTGCGGTTGTGTTACTGTTACTATTTGCATACTTATATAATTAAAAGTTTCTATTTTGTTTTAAAATGAAAAAAGGGAGCCGCTAAACTCCCTTTCTAAAACCAATAAAAAGTAATATTAATCTGTAACTACTGTTGCATCGTCAAGTAAAGCAACCAACCCCGCTTCAGTTGTACAATTCAAGAAATTTGCAGGGATACGCTCGTTAGCTGTCAAAGTGATATTATAACCACTCATATCGCCCATTTGCGCACCTGTAACAATTGAACCTGCCGTCATTGTAGCTCCGTATTCAATTCCCATAAAAAAGAATTGATCCATTCTATTTTTAACAATTACGCTAGGTCTTCCGTATGCAATCAACTTAAAGTTTTTATGCATCGTTGGTGTTAATTGTTTCAATTGAACCGTTAACGCTTGAGCAACGAAATTAGTTCCGTTATCAGAACTTGGCGTTTGCGTTTGGTCAAATGAATTAACTCCACGTAATTCATATTTAAAAATTTCTGTAATTCCCGTAATTCCAGTAATTGTATCCGTACCAACTTCAAATGCAACATCTGTTGGGTAAACGTACGTACCTCTATTAACGAAATAGATAGCATCAATTCCACCTACTGAATCGTAACAAGACTCGTTGCGACCATTTAAAACTAAACAACTCATATTTTTTGTATTAAAAAAGGGCGGTGTTTATTGCACCACCCTTTTGATTTATAATTAAATTAATTTCTTAGTCAACTGCTGTTGTTGATAAATACCAAACAATTTCGTTAGAATTTGCGTATTGAACTCCAGCGGTGTAAACCATTCTAAAACGAACAAAACCGCTCAAATCAACTTCGTCCATATCTTTAATACGGATTTCGTTATGGTCTGAAAGCAAACCAGTACCGAAATTCAAGTTTTTACGTTCGTAAGCAACGAAAGTATTATCTGCTAAACCTCCGATTATTTCCAAAGTGTAACGACCGTATTTCAATTGGTAATCGTTAGAACCTAAACCGTTGTTTATTCCTGCTGTAACCAAAGCTTGCGTATATGCCAAAGCAACGTTATCAGAAACTCCGATAATTAAATTTGGGCTTTTACGAATTGCAACAGGAATAGCATTTAAAACTTTCTCGATTTCAGAAATAACGTTTGATTTTGTAATTGCAGCTGCTAAAGGAACAATTCCGTTGTTTGCTTTAATTACATCCGCATCGTCATCAAATAAAGGTGTGAAACCTCCAAAGTGTCCGTTTGCTGAACCGTCACCGTTCCAAATGTCGCTTTCTGTTACTTCGGAAACGTCTCCTAAAACCTCTGCAATCAATGCTGTTTCAATGTCTTTCGGCATTACATCGTTATGCGCTGAAAATCCCATTGAAGCACTTGACCACGTTTGTCTTAAATTTTCTTTACAGATTTCAAGTGGTAAATCCAATTTTTTTGGAGTCAATAATTTTTCAGAAAGAGTAACCGTTCCAACAGGTGCAAAACCACAAGCGTAATTTTTCAATCCATTTGTAAATTCGATTTTTCTAATTGAAATTTGAAAATCCACATTAGGAATAACATTTATTAATCCTCTTTTGATAGTATCACTTTCCTTGAAAGCTTTACCGATAATTTCGCCTGCTACTTGTCCTGCGTAGTTTGACGATACATTTAATGTTGTAGCCATTTTTTTATTTTATTATTTAATTAAGTTGTTTAACTCGTTTGTAATTCTTGTTTTTGAATCCGTTTTCGACAAATCAATTTGTGTTTTGTTTTGTGTTTCAGGATTAAACGTTATCGGTTTAATTTGCGTTTCTGAAAGTTTAACTTCCAATTCCGCAACCTTAGTTTTTAACTCTTCGTTTTCAGTTTGTAAGTTTTCAAAATCAACCGCTGAAAAGTGCATTTCCTTAGTCGACGTTTCAATTACTTTCTTCGCTGTTGGTGTTGGCGCTGTTGGTTCGTTACTCGCTTCAACAGGTACTTCTTCAACAACAACTTCTTCTTCTTCTTCTTCAACCATTTCAACGCTTGCAATAACTCCTTCGGTTACAACTGTAAGTTTACGACCGTCTTCCAATTCGTATTCGCCAACTGGCAAAGGAATCATTTGTTCGTCAGTTGTAACAATCATTACTTCCATTTCAGGTTCAAAAGAATCCGCTTGAATAACTGTAATTCCGTCCGCTAATTTCATTTGCTCTAATTTTACTTCCATTCCTAAAAGTACTTTGAGCTTATTTAAAATTGTTTTTTCTTTCATATTTAGATAATTAAGAATTTATTTTTTGTTGTGTTTTTATCCTCTAACTTGAACTACTTTAACCGATTGAAGCGTTGCAATCCCTGCATTTATTTCTTTTGTTCTTGCTGTTAATTTGTCAAACATTTTAACACTTTCAGGACTTGCGGGTAAACCCAAATCTTTTGTGTTTCTAATTAAAGTATTAACTAAATTCAATGCTTTTTGATTATCAGTATTTGCAAGTTGCAAAGCATCAATAGCTTCTTTTTGTTTAGCTACAATTATGTTTACTTTTCCATTTGCTGATTTTAAAGAATTATCCGCACTTGTAGTCATTTTCATTGCATCTTGCAATAATCCTAACTCAACATCGTGTTTTCCTTCAATCGCGTTCAAAGCGATAATTAAATTTTTGTTCATTTTATATTTGTTTTAATAATTGCTTAATTTGTTCTAATAAATCCAATTCCGAAAGGTTCGTATTATCGCTAAATTTTCCCTCAATTGAAAATCCTTTAATCGCACCGCTTTTAACTTGTTCCCAAACATCATCGTTGTTAACTTTCATCATTGCAACCCACGTTCCTTTGGGATATTCAAAGCCATACAAAGCGCTTTTATCAACCTTGCTATCTTCAACTATCCAACTTTCAACAACCGACATATCTTCTAGCTTTTTAGCGTGTTGTAACGTCACGTTGTTTTGTTTTGAACGCATTAAAAACAATTCACTTGAAACCTTAATTGTTTCCGCTGAAAATTTAATATAGTAAGGGTTGTTTTTTGCGTCGACTCTTAATATTTCCTTTTCAGGAACTAAAACCGCACCTATTAAAATGCGCTTATCTTCATCAATTGTTTTCAACTCGATTTCGTGTTCTGAAAGTGCAATAAAGTTTTCTTCGATTGCAGGTTTTGTAACAACTGAAATCGCAAAAACTTCGTCTTCCAAATCGTTAATAAGCATTTCAATTACTTTTCTTTCCATAATCTTATAATTAAAAAGTTGTTTTTTGTAGTGTATTTCGTTCTAAACTCAAAGCTGTTGACACTTCGCCAGTCGTAATATAAGCTTTTACGGGTTGCTGTTGTATTCCTGCTAATTGATTAATTCCACTATTTCCAACGACGTTAAAAGAGGGGTTGAATCCACCACCACCACCGCCACCGCCGTCGTTACCTAAACTTCCACTAGGTGCGCCACCACCACCCAAAGCACTTAACGCCTTTGCTGTTGCTGCAACGTTAGCTGCAATACCTAAACCAGTTGAAATATTATTCAAAGCAATTTGTGTTTCTGCCGCTACTACCGACGCACCACCCGAAGGAATAGATAACGCTAAACCTGCTGCCCTTGCCGCTGCATTTCCTGTTTTAGTAGAAATAATCATTTTTGCAATACCGATTGCACTTTCAGCAATAACCGCCGCTTTCTGTACTCCCTTAGATTTCTCAAAAACAGATTTTATAACTTCAATACCTTGTAACGCAACGTCTAATCCTTGTTGTTGAATAGTTGCTTTTTGTTCGTTAAGTACCTTTTCAATTTCAAGTTTCTTTTCCGCTGTTTCTTTATCAAGTGCTATTTGTTTTTCCTTAGCCTCTTTGTCATTTGCGTATTGTTTTTCCTGCGCTGTAAGGTTAATATTGTTTAAATTATTTAAGTGTTCAATTTCTAACGCTTCGGTGTCCTGCCCAAATTTAATTGCGTTATCAAGTTTTATTTGATATGCTTCATTTTCTTTTTGGATTGCAAGTTCTTGTTCTGTTAAAAGCATATCCGCATTTGCTTTTTTAGCCGCATCAATTACGTTTAATGAATCAAGTTCCGCTTTGTTTAATTCCGCTAATCTTTTTTGCTCTAATTGATATAATTCATCTTTTGTTAAATCAAGTTCTTTGTCGCTTTCTTTTATTTTTTCTTTAGTTTCTTTTGCATTATTAATTCGAGCAATTTTTATATCTGTTTCAGTGTTTAAAATACCTTGTTTCATTTGAGCAATTGCGGTTAACGTTTCCTCAATCATTTGGTCGTTTACTCCACCGATATTTGTAGCTCTTAAAATTTGTAGGTTTAATCGTGCCTCTTTTATTAATTCACGTTGGTTTGTTAACGACCTTTTAAGCTGTAACTTTTCGAGTGCCTCCGTTGATTTTCCTTGCGCCTCTAATAGCTTAATTTGTCGGTCAATATTTCCCGTTTCTTCGTCGTATGCTTTTTTACGTGCTTTTTTTGCTTCTTCGCGTTTAGCTAGTTCTTTATCAATACGTTTTATATTTGCCACGTGCCTTGCAGACATATCACGCTCGTTTTTCGTGTCAATAATATTGAAGTATTCAAGTGCTTTGATAGCGCCGTAAACAACCCCAATAAACGGAAAAAATATTCCTACTAAAACCTTAATTCCCGTTCCTAAATTGTCGAAGTAATCGTAAGCTTTTATAATGTAATCTGAAACTTTTCTAACTGCTTTTGTAACGTAATCAAAATTCGCTATTAATGCACCTAATAAAACAATAAAAACTCCAATTCCAGTTGCAATTAAAGCTAATCTAAATAATTTTGTTGCTGTTGTCGCCGTTCCAATTGCTCCTGCAGCCGTTGAACTTGACGCTGCCAAACCAACTTTTGCTGCTGAATCAGCTTCGGTAACTACTACATTTGTCGCTGTTTCTTTGTTGGAAATACCCATAACAAAGTTGTAAGCCGAAGTAAACAACGTTGTATTTTTAACAACCGCTCCCAACTGAACAAAGCTATCTTTTGCTTCCGCTAAACCTTGTATTCCTTGAGATAAAGCCATTGCACTTTGAACTTTCAATAACGTTTTTTGTAAGTCCTCGTTTTCAACTCCAATTAAACCCAACGCACCCTCGTAAGCTTGAAATCCGTTTAAAACCCCACCAATTGACGAACTCAAAGCATTAAATTTCGCATCTGGATTAAACGCATCTGTTAACGCTTTCGCATCTCCAATTCTATCTTTTAAATCCGCCGCTCTTTTTGCCGCTTCTGCCGCTTCTTTTGAAGTTGCTCCGAACTTATCACTTAACGAAGCAACTTCGCTTTGTGCCTCTCTAAGTTGCGATTTTAACGAACCTAAATTAGACTCGATATCGATTTCAATTACTTTCTTTTCTGCCATTATAAGTATTATTAGCTATGTATTTTCTTTTTGCTTGTTTCCAACTTTCTTTTACCGAAGTGTTTAATTTGTATTGACCTTTTGCAATATCAATGTTTTCACTTATTCCGGTAAATTCATCTACCCTTAGTAATTCAATTAATAGTCTAAGCATTTCTAGTTATTATTATTTCGTTTGTTGTTCCATTGTCAAAGGTTACCAAAATGGTAATTGTTGAAGCTCCAGAATCTTCGGTAATTAAAACTTCGTCATCTTCGGTTGTTATATCAATTTCGTCTTCTGTTGTTATCGTTGTTTCTCCACTTGTTGGAATACAGATATTAATTAAGCTATCAACTGTTGCGGTGTCGGGTGTTATCGTTACTCCTGCCGTTTCCGTTGTTAACTCAAAAGAATTTGCATCGTTTGGTATAAAAATCATCGCCTCAAAACAAATCGCGCTTTCTGGCATATTGAAAATAAGCGGTTGCAATATCGTTCTAAAATCTTCCAACAAAGTAAGGTTTACCATACCCGTTGTTAAGTTCGTTTTGTAGTCGTTTATTAAGTAACGCTTATCTTCAATTACTATCCTATCGTTTAGTTTTAAGCTGTTTAATTTTGATAGTGGTAACATTGTTTGGAAGGTATATAAACGTTGTCTTAAATCGTATAAACCTGCTAAATAAGTTTGCCAATAAGTAGCAAATAAAGAATTTGAAATTGTATTCAAATAGAAGCTTGAAATTTCAGCACCCCAATTTAAAGAGAAAAGATTTTGATTATATTGTAAATCCTGACCAAACGGCATATAAGCGTTTAATGTAACAAAACCTAATTCACCTGCAAAAAACTCAATAGGGTTTGCACTTATATTTTGCCCGTCATTCATATACAACAACATCGGTTTTGGTGTAATCGGTTGCCCGTTTATGTCAACTGAATAACCAACTTGTATGTTTATATCTGTAAACTTTTGTTGTAATAAATTCTCAAATGGTAATTCTATTTTAAAATCGCTTCCGTCATTTTGGAATACGTTTCTAAGGTTACCATATTCCATTTGGTTGAATCCAAAAAACTTTCTATTTAAAATCGTTTCACTTTGTTGATATCTGAAATCTATTTGCTTATATAATTTTACCCTACCAACTTCGTAAGTGTCATTTGTATTTAGTGTAATGTTTTTTATTACTCCTTTTGAATACCACGACTCTAAAGTTTCAACTTCAAATTCAGTTGCTGAAATTGGATTTATAGTTAAGTTAAACATATTTAAAATTCCACTAAAGAAATCGGAAATTTTTATGTTCGGGCAAATTGCGTTTAGGTTTATATCTAAATTTGGTGTAATTGAATCGCAAACAATTGTTAAAGGATCTAACTGCGTTGCTTGTCCAAAAATAGGAACTAAAATATAATTTATAACTTCTATATCAATTGTATTTCCACTTTCCGAATTTACTCTAAAAGTTAAATTAGCATCTAATCCGTTTACATTTTGTTCTGTAAAAATTACAAACTCCCCAGTCCCTTGACCGCTTATTGTATTTACTAAAATATTATTTCTTAAACATTGAACGCTCCAATTAAAAGTTGGTGACGTTACCGCCGTAACTTTAATGCTTGTTTGATATTGGTAAGTTGAAACTAAACTACCAAACAATAAAACTTCGCCAAAAACATAATTTAAAGAACTTGTTATTAAATCAACTGTTCTGTATTCTGACGAACCACTAAAACTATCAAATATAAGGTTATCAAAATTAAAACTTATTGCATCGTTACTTGTATTTTTTAAATATAGAAATAATCTATTAAAAGCTTTTGATTGAAAAAATACAGAATTAAAAGTAATTCCAAAACGTGTTTCAATAGCTTCAATAATTGCGTTTACTTTAATTGCAGGTAATAATTCGCCCATTGATAAAGCACCAATTAATCCGCTTATGTCGTCAGCACTTCCACCACCATAAACCCATTTTCTTTCACTTGAAATCAAAGGAAATCTAACATCGTAATCCAAAGACGGATTTATAATTCTGTCTTTAACATTTGCTCCGCTATACTCAAACGAATAAGGTGTTAAATCCAAATCGCTCAATTTCAATTCACCAAACGTATCTTTTAAACTTGTAAGATGTCCAAAAAATTGAACGTTATAACAATAAGGATTTCCGTCTTTAATTTGGCTTTTATCAACTTGTAATTTTCCACGCTTAAAAGGTATCGTGTCAATTTCGATATAAGCATCAAACATTACTTGGTAATCGTAAATTTGATTAATAGAACTTTCTTGAAAATAGTGAATTATTGAAGCGTTGTAAGTTGTTGCAGGAATTGTAAATCCTTGCGTGAAATCGCTAAATACTTTGCTAATATCCTGAACGTTTTGAATACTAGATGAAAGTTCTATATTCTCATCGGTAAACAATTCAAGTCGTTTATAAGCTTCGCCAACTTTTACAAATAGTCCTACTTCTCTCATCGTCTATAATCGTTTGAATACGTGAACGTCAATTGATAATTAATTAAGCCGTTGTTTATATTTTGTTGTATTTCAATAGACTTCGTGTCAACGTTTGCAAATTGGTCGTTTACTAAAGTATATTCACTTGTAATAATGTCTTTAATTACTTGCGAGTAGCTTTCTAAAACCCAATCGGAATTAACAGTAATTTTTTCACGTGCTGAAGTGTTAAACGTTTGTCGCTGTTTGCCAACGTAAAAGTTTGAATCAACAGTTTGAAAGCGTTTAAATTCGCTATTTTCCATACTGAATTCTTTCTTATTAGCTTTATAAAACCACGTTGTTATAAGTGCGCCGTAAGTATTTAAGTATTGAACTTTGATAGGTTCGTAAGTACATTCGCATTTTGGTAAAAATATCCACGTATTAACAACTCCACTAAAATTATTTAAGAACTCTACTTTTGTTCCGTTGGCATACTTTGCTCCATTGATTGAATAAAGTTTATTTGCTGTTAAAACTTCCGTTTCTGTTGTGTTGTTATATAAATCAGTCCAACGAATTGTTTTATTTGTGGCGTTCGTAATCAATGGAAATAAAAACTTGTTTGTTACTCCACTTGGTGCAACCTCAAACGCTTCAAAGATTAAACCACTTGAACCTAAATTTACAACATTATACGTACCAAAAGGACATTGTGTGTCTTCTGTTAAATACGCAACTTCTTCTGTTCCTCCGTCTAAGTCATAAATAAATATCCAAGATAAATTGCCTAAATTATTAGAACCCCAATAAATAGTAAATACTAATTCTTCAATAGTTATGTAGTATTGATTTTTACCTCCTGAAGTGGTGCTACTCTCCACCTCCACCGTTACAGGCTCTCCACCTTCTAAGGTGTAAGTAACACTAATTGTATCGCAACTATTTAAATCGCAACCGCCCAAAGTGTAATAAGTATCTTCTTTTAAAAGTCCACCATAGAAAACGTTACCGAAATCGCCATACATCGCTTGATTTGTTGGCGGTGTTCCTATGAATAAAGGTTGATAATCTCCAAATTCATCTAAGTAATAATTCTTAATTCTGTAATTTACAAAGTAATTATCTTCTAATAAAGTTGCTGAATCGGTATCGGTAACTCCAAACTGAATAAATTCAGCTAAAAACGGGCTAATATTATAATAATTAGCGGTATCGGTTGCACTTGCTATTTGTTTAGTGAAAGTATAATTTGGGTTTGTTGGCGGTGTGTCGCCGTTCCAAATAAACAGTTCAATTTTACTGCCTAATTGTCCCGCTCGGTCAACTGTAAATAAATAAGGTCGGTTTACAAATATCATTTTCTTTTAAAATTTTGTATCATTATTTGGTCGAATAATCTTTCAGCTTCTAATCCGTAAGTTTCAACTAATTTACTAGGTAAATTCTTATATGCGGCTTCAAATGGTTTACTAAAAAATTCAGTAGGTTTAATTCCTTTGTTCCAGATTGAACGTGTTATTAAATTAGCTGTTTGTTGACTTGACAAAAAGCGTCCCGTTTTCCTATCTTTAAATTGAATTTTTCTAGCTTTTACCCACTTATAAATACCTTCACTTAAACCGCCTTGTTTTCCGCTTCCAGTTCCAAACTTAAAACCACTTAACGAACGTCCCGATTTTACCCCCTTAACTCCACGATCTTGATAAAATCCGTAATCCAACATCGTGAACAATATCTGAATACTATTTGCGCTTTCTTTTACATCGCCCTTAATCGAGTTATAAAGCCCCTTAGAAACGTTTTTGTTCTTAGTTGTAAGGTTTCGTTTCGATTGACTAACAACGTGCTGTTGAAAGCGCTGTAATGCCGTTGCGGTTGGTGTTAACATATCGTCATATTTGCAGGAATAGTAACATCAAAAGTCATTTCCCAACCTGCTAAACCATTTTCAAATCGCATCACAAACGGGGTGTTATTAGCATCACCAATTTCAAGAATTGTGTAATCACGTCTAAACCTTTCGAATACTCTATTAAGTGTCGTTAAACAAGCGTTTAAAATATCTATTTCGTTATCATTACCTCTAAATTGGTCGGTTGTTTTTGACTTTGAAACGTCCAAAATATCCATACATAAAATAGTAACGTTGAAATTTATCGTTGCTGAAACAAATGAAGCTGAATTAATAACAACGTGCGCCAAAGGGTAAAGGTTTTGTTTATTTACATCAACGCCAGAAATATCGCCTTGCGTAATTGTATTAACTAATCCAGTCGCTTCAAGTTCTGTTTTAAGTATATTTAGTAGTTCGTAGTACTTTGTCATTGATTCCTAAATTTCATTCTATTAAGTTCTATTTCTTCAATCTGTTGTTTTTGTTTCTCAAATGTTAAAAACGTGAGAGCTTCAGTAAGTTTTCGTTTTCCGACAAATCCAATGTCTTTAAATTTTCCGTCAGCAAGTGCATAATAGAACGAATACCACCCCCACTGTTTGCCGAATTGACTTCGTTCATCAAACTCGGATTCTTCGCCAGTTCCTTCTCCAAATAAGACGGAATAGCGTTTAACAATTCGCTCGCTAAATTCCAAAAAAAAACCCTTGCGGAAAGTGCTATATCTAAAGGGCAAAGTTTGAATATTTCCCCCATATCTTCGCTGTAAAAATAATCGTGAATTTCGTAAGTTCCTTTAACCTCTAATTTAACAGGTCGGTACATTACTGCCATTGCCATGTGAAAAGTGTCCCAAGATTTCATAAGTTGCTCAAGGTTCGTAAATTCTTCGAGCGTTAAATCTTCTAACTTTGGAATAAATCCGTATTCAATTCCGTGTAAATTAAAACGGTTCTGAAATTTAGGTTTCTCGTTAAAGATTTGATTGAAGCTAACAAGTAATTCATTAACATCTGTTAAACGCATTTTAACAACGTCTTTCAGCTCAATACCACAAAATATTTCAATCATTTTTTGAGCGACAAAATCTTCATCTGTTGAAGCTTCGCGCATCTTTACAAATTCTTGGTATGCCTTTAATGGAATATCTTTTAAACTCGTTGGAACGATTAATTCAAGTTTCATATTTATATAATTAAATTTTTGTTTTTTGTACCACTAGAAAATTCCGTACACTCCTTTTTTCTTTACAAGCATATCCCAAACCGCGTAACCCAAAGCATCGAGTAAGTGGTTGAAGTTGTCAATAGGTGTTTCGCTTTTCTTATCGTGCCACGAATAGTTGTTTAATTCTTTGATTAGATTAGTGCTATTTGCTTCGATTATCAATTCGTAATCCTGAACAAGTGCAATTCTATCCGTAATTTTTGGCTTTTCAATTCCTTTAATATTCAATCCTTTTTGTTTTAATTCCGTAATCAATCGAGGTTCTGCGCTATCCGCTACAATTAAGCCGTTTAACGCAACCAATTTAGAATTAAGTGTGAATATATCGGACGTTGTTAAACCTGCTTTAAATAGCAATTCTTTTGCGTAAATTAGTTTGTGTTTTTTATCAATTGAAACGTGAATTAAAGTAGTTGGATCAACTGAAAACCCGAAATCCTGACCGTAACAATTCAAGTCAGTTTGCACAAATTCTCCTATTTTCCAATTAGAATAAATTACCCCTTCGGCTTTATCCAACCAACCGCCCAAAATAACGTGTTTATATTTATTCGGTTGGTTTTCTTTTATATAATTGATTTGATTTAAAAACGATTCCGATAGATTTACGGCGTTATCTTCGTAGGTTGTGTGAATATACGTTACATCGTTTTTCGTTAAGTTACTCGCTTCGTTAACTCCTTTTTGCTCAAAGAATTTATTATAAATGAAGTGTTCTTTTGTTGCAGGATTTAGGATTAAAATAACTCGGTTTTGTTTTGTTTTATGCCGGATTGATAAATCTATTTTATCGAAAACATCTTCGTCGGTAAGTTCTTCGGCTTCGTCTAAAATCCAACAAGTTACCCCTGCCAACGATTTAAGATTTGCCGTTTGCGTTCCTGAACTTGTTTTGATTCCTTTAAAGATTATTTTAGAGCCAGTTACCAAATTGGTAATTTCATCTTTTGTAATATGGAACTCGTGTTCTTTTCCTAATAATTCAATCTTTTCAATAAACTCTGGAATAATAGAAATATGCGCTGAAACTAAGGTGTATCTCGTGAATAAAATTATATGCCCTTGTTCGTAGGTTAAGAGTAACAGAAACGTATTAATACTAAACGATTTACTGCTCCCACGTCCACCCGTACAAATGAAATATCTACTTTCAGTAAATAACTGCTTAAACTTCGGATTCAGGTGTATCAAAACTAACTAGTTCTTTAACGTTAAAGTTAGTGTTTTTATTTGTGTTTTCGCTTTCCACAAATTGCATTGAAAGTTTCTTAAGTTCTTCGGGTGTTGCGATTAATTTCATTAATGCCATTTGCAAAGCAGGTGCGTTTGATTTATACCACTTTGAACGCATTGAAACTTTTAATTCGGTGCGGTTGGTTTCTAGTAATCCTTTTAGCTCGTCCGATTGTTCCATTTTCCATTCGTAAAAAGTACTCTTTGCAATAGGTAAAAAAGCAATAATATCCTCGATAAAAAACAACTTGTGTTTAACTATCATTTCCTTTGCTTGGTCAAATATCTTTTGTTTGTCGTATGCCATTATGATTTATTTTTAAATTGTTTCCAGTCTATTAAGTGGTGTGGTCTATTAAATCTAATTACTGTCTTTGCATATTGAGGCCAAACAGCTTCTAACATTTTTGCTTTTAATATTTTTTTTTCAGTTGCATTACCCTTATATAATTCTGTTTGATTTCCGCCTTTCATTTTAGAAGTAGTTGAAACTTTATTAGTCATATAATACAAGCAACTTGCTGTACTTCCTCCGTTATGCAAAACTTGTAAACATAAATCAACATCTTCATTATATTTTAATCTCCAACGATAAGGCAATTCGTTTTTAATTAACATTGCTGAATATACGTGGCAATTAAATTTAAATGGTTTATTTGGTATTGTTCTTACAAAAGCATCGTATTCAAATCCGCTTATATCTATTTGTTTATTATCAGTCATTTTTTCAACAAACATTAATGCTGAATTTACATTTTCAATCTTTTGTCTTTTACCATTTATCCATTTATCAAATCCACGAATATTATCATCAAATAACCAGTGATATTTATAACCATTTAATTTTGCGTGTTCCCAACAAAAGTTTCTTGCTGGAAAACTTCCTAATCCTAAATTTGAAAACGGTAAAACTAAAACACGATTTTTTCCCAATGCTTTTATATATTGGTCTTGCTCCTGTGGTTCAACTGCTATTAAATAATCAATTCCTGCTTTTTCAAATTCATTTGCAGTTATTGGATTTTCAAACCTACCTTTACTAATTATATAAATTGGGTACTTAAATCTACTTTCCATAATTCTGCAATGATTTTTACTTCAAGATTTAATGATTCAATATAACTTTTTGCTTCATCTTTTCCATCAAATATAAATACTACTTTTTGAATACCACTTGATTTACCTATTGGGTCAAATTCTTCTGTTAAATCAATATCATCTTCAGTCATATTATTAACTTCTAATCCTTTTGACCAATTAGGCACTTCCAAACCCCAATCTTCCAACTGATCCGTGTCCCATTCAGCTAACAAACTCCAATCCCATTCGCCACCTGAAACATTATCTTTAATCAAAAACTCTCGTTGTTGTTCTTCCGTAAGGTTATCAGCAATAATAATCGGAACTTCTTTCAATCCAGCTTCTTTGCACGCTTTAAATCGCATATTTCCGCCCAAAATAACCATATCAGCGTTTACGACAATAGGTCGAATATCGAGCATTTCTGGAAAATCTTTAATCGACTGAACTAACTTCTTAAAGTTGTCGTCTTTAATTAAACGTGGGTTGTTCGGGTTTAATTTAACCTCACTTATTTTCGTTTTGATTGACTGCATTATTGTTCGTATGAATTAAATACTTTCTTTAACTCTTCAATCATATCAATCCAACAGGTAGAACATTGTGTTGCCCCTACATTTGTATTAAACGTTCTGTTGTAAATCTTTAAAATTACTTCCTGCTCAATTGGTAAAATTGAATTTGGTTTACGCTCGAAAAAATCAGTTAAATATTCGTAATGATTTTCAGTTAAGCAATTAGCTTTTTTGTAAGGAAATAATTTGTTTAGTTTCTCTTTACGTTTGTCGCAATTACAATCTTCGCCTAATATCCATTTTGCTACTTTATCAATTCCGACCGCTTGTAATCCTGCTTCAATTGTATCTCCTAATCCTTTCGGTTTTTTAGTTCTTGGTTTTCGTGTTGTTGTCATATTATTGTTTATTTATATACCACCAACGTGGTTCTATTTCTGTGTTTAAATATTTACATTCTGTATCTTCTTCGCCGTTCCAAATAATACTAATCAATTTATATTTAGTTACTACTTTGTTTTTAACTTCGGTAACTTTTCCAATAAAATAACAGTCGCCATCTTCAATATCTTTTATTATATCTCCTATATTAAAAATAATTTGTTCTGTTATTTCACAACTCATATTTGTTCGTATTCTTGGTTTATAAAATCCTCGTAATTTTCGCCAACTGCAATTTTCAATCGTTCCTTACAGCTCTTTAAACTTTCATAAATCGAAGTTAGTGAAATATCCGCACCTCTTGAAATTTTACGCATTGGTATTTTCTTTTCTATGTGTAAATTGTAAAGGTTCTGGTCGTAATAATTCCACGTTTTAACCTCTTGAGTTATAAAAGTATATATTTTTTCCTTAGCTTCAAAAAAATCAATGTTTGTTTCGTTTGCGCTTAGTTCCTGAATAGCTTCCAAATCTACTTTAATCGCTTTCTTTTTTTCACGTTGGTATAATAGAAAAGAATTTCGTAAACAAAGCCAAATATAACCTTTATTTACTTTGCCGTTGGTTAAGTATTTCTCTGGGCTTGACCATTTGTAAAGCATCAAATAAGTTTCTTGCACCAAATCTTCTGCAAAGTTACGCTCACCAAATGTTTTAATGGTATTAACCCATTCCTTATGGTGCTGTGCAACTTGGTTTAACTCTTTCAATTTATTGTATTGGTATTAATTCCTGAATTTCTCTTTGAAAGTGCTCAAAGTCAATCCATTTGCAAAGGTAATAAATTCCGCCGTCCTTTTCTATTTCAGCTTTACGTTTCAATTGTGAATCTCGAATAGTATCTTTTCCTATTTTTACTTCCAAAGATAAAAACTTTCCGTTTACAATGCCTTCAATATCTGACATTCCTTTATTTGAACTTGGTATAAATCCAATTCCTTTGCGATATTTTCCCTCACTTGAAATCCTGCGTATTGAACTTGAGCCGTAAACGTAACGTAAATAATCGAGAATTAATTTAGTTATTCCGTTGGTATCGTGAACGGATTTGGTAACTAACGGCTGTTTCGTAACCTCGAAAGGTACGCCACGTTCGTCCGTTTGAAGTTCTGTAATTCGTTTTTGAGTTGCTTTGCGTTTCGTTAAACTGTATTTCTTTTTCGTAATTGTATGCGCAGGCATAGTTGAATTTAAACAATCAACCATATAAACGTAATCAATAAATTGTTTTAGTGTGTAAATCAAACTATTTCAATTTTAAATTCACGTGAAAAATTACCCGTTGCAATAAGCTGTTTTTTCTTCCAAAGTGCTAACTGACGGCTCGGAAAATACCATACCTGAAAGTTAGCGTAAATTAGTTTATAGGTCATTTTATATTTATTTTATATGCTTCAAACTTTTGTTTCATTTGCTCATTTTGTAACTCCAAATCACGAATATAACTTTGCGACTTATTAAAGTATTCTTGAATCAAAAGTAAACGATTTAATGTTTTCTCAAATTTCTGAATTACTTTAACATTTGGTAAATCCTCTTTTTGCTTCGCGATCAAGTTACGCTCAACTTCAATAATAATATCGTTTAGGAAATAACCCGAGTGTTTGTATTGCGTTTCCATAATCCACGACATATCGAGTTTTTTCCACGCTTTCTCGATTTCGCTTGTTTCTTTTAGTATTTCTTTTATTGAACTCATAATCCTGCTTTTTTATTTAGTTCGTCCCAAATTTCAACTTTCTTTGTTTTTTCTACAATAAAGAATTTCAAAACTCCACTTGACGTTCTTTCTTCAAATGGAATATTATAAAATTTCCAATAAGCTTTTAAATTAATAGTTAATTTGTTTTGAGTATATCCAAACTTTTTTAATTCTGGATAAGAAAGCATAAATTTATCATAAATATCTTTAATCGAAACCCAATCGTTTTTGGTAATAGTTTCTATAAATGTAAATAATTCATTTCCAATTTTATCTTTTAGCTTTCTTATTCCTAAATTTTTAGGTGCTGATTTCACCAATCCACTTGTTAAATATTTCTTTACGCATTCAATCATATAATTATCAAATCTTGCCCACTCTTCAGCGTCCCAATCATTAAATAATTCATTCTTAAAATAGTCTTTAGGTGTGTTATTTGCATTAAAGAAAGTACTTAGTTCAACTTCAAACTTTCTCGCTTCGTGTGAACCTGAATCACCTTTAACGGTGTAATTTGTAGTTATTAAAATCTTTGGGCTTTCTTCAATAGGTAAATGAATTGCATCTTTACCTTTGTATTCAATTGTTAAACCCTCTGTAATTACGCTAAATAGTTTTTCAAATGGAAAGTTTCTAATAATATCGTCAAACACTAAAACCTGGCAATCCGTTGAAACACTTTGATAAGGAAAAGATTTTCCAAAACTAAACGTTTTTCCGTCAATTGATTGAACTTTTTTAAGGTTTTTTAAAGCATTCCAGAACAAACCTTTTCCGCTCCTGCCGTTTGGTTCGTCGCTTATCATTTCATCGTTTAGAACTATTGCAAAATTATCTGTTTTTGATTTATATGAGTGAATTAAGTAACCTATAATAGATTGAAACGTGTTATATCTGTTTACATCTTCACCGCTAATTTTCCAAATAAATTCACGGTATTGCGAAGTATGGTGGTCGCATTCGGTGTAATCACGTTTAATAATTTGGTCTTTCCAGATTGAAATACTTACATCATTATACTGAATTAGTTCACGTTTATCCTTAGTTGTTTTAACAATACAATTTTTATAAAATAAATAGCTTGTATCTCGGTCGTCTTTAAATATTTCAATATCAATACTGTTTATCATTGAAAGAAACTCACGTTTAAAAAACTTTAAGTTACCAGACATAAGATTAAAAACCCTATCTTCAATATTATTATTTTCAATGTAATCTAAAACAAAATCCTTTACATCAATTTCGTTTATAATTTCTAAAAATATACCGTTCTTTTGAATTATAACAAATGAACTTGAAGCATCTTTTGTTGGTTTATATTTATAAAAATTATTGTCTGAAAGAAAATGTTTGAATAACTTATTGTTTAACGAAGGAACTCCCTTTTCAGTAAAACTCCAGAACTCTATTTGTTGTGACATAAATTTGAATTTAGGATTGAATAAACATATAAGCAAACTTCTTTAGTAATTATTTCAGTTTTGTAATCTTTAGAATAATGAATATTACTACAAAACAAACCATCTTCGTTTAAATCATTAATTAATTTAGAAAACTCTAATTCTGAAAGTTTCGTTTTAAAATGTTGATTAAAAACTTTCCTATCTATAAATTTTATAGGTGTATAGTTTTGTAAATCAAATGCTAATTTTACAATTTCTTCAATAAACTCTTCTTTATTTACTTCAATTGTTTTTAATGTAATTTTAATCATAATTAAATGCCCTTAAATAATAAAACCCTTTGAACTTTTGCGGGGCATCGCTACTCATTCAAAGGGTTTCTAAATAATTTCTTGAATGTTCATGCCCGAACGGGTACAAATATAAATATTATTCTAATATAAATACAGTAAAAGTTTAGAAAAGTTTTAATAAAAAAGTTTTACTACTTAACTATTTGATATTTAACAACTTACAAACCAATAGGAAAACTTCATTTTACAAACTTTTACTATCTAAAATATTGTTAATCAATTACTTAACTACAAAAAGTAAAAGTTTGCATCGAATTTTAAAAAAATATTTTGCTGAGTCATTCCCTATATTATAAGGAGTTGGGTTTTCACTCAAAACTTTTACTTTTTGCCGTAACTTATTGAACATCAATACTAAATATAGTAAAAGTTTGCTCTCAAAAACTTTTCTAAACTTTTACACTTTTACTTTTTTAGTTGAATATTGCGAAAATAACGCATAAAAAAACCCCTACAATTAAATGCAGGGGTCAATTAATTTAGATCGTGTTACTTGAATTTCACCATTAACGAGTCTTTATTATAACTAATTGACACTTTCGGAACTTCAACACCCTCGTTATCGAATAGCATTGTTTGTTTCTGGGCAACCTTTAAAAGTTCCTCACGTGCTTTTAATTGTGTTTGTAGGTTACTGTAAACCAAATCCTCTGAATAATTTAGTTTCTTCGCTCCGTCCTTGCGTGTAAATTCCACGTTACCGAAAGTAAAAGTTTTAGCGGTGTATTTTTCAGCTTCGTCCCGGGCAAGTTCGTCAATCTTTACTTTTGCCTCTTTGAATAGTTTTTCCAACTTATTAAAACTTGCAAACGCGTCTAAGGGGTTTACTACTCCATTTTCAACGGCTTCAATTATTGCGTTAATTCCTTGCGTTGTTTTTTCGATTACGTTCGGTTGCGCTGTTTCGTAATCGTGTTGTTTTGCTTGTTGGTCAATATCGACCTGCTCTAAGTGTTCCATATTTATTTGTTTTTAGGGGTTAAAATCCGTATTCGTTTTCTTGTTCGTATTCTTTAAATTGTGCTTCTCGAAAGTTATCTAATATTCCAGAACTTCGGCTAACTGTTGGCGCTACATTTTTAGCAACCAACGTTTCGTAATATAGGATAATTTCTGTAATTCCAACGTAAGGTAAAACTTTTCCGTCTAGTAAATTCGTGAACCTTTCACGTGTTTTTTTTAATGCTTCAGCTCGTGTCATAATTTGTTTTTTGCTCGTAAATAATTCAAATATAATTCAATGTTAAAGTGTCCTCGATTATTCCAGTAACTTTCGATGTCTGCTAAATTCATTTCTTAAGGTTTAAAAGGTCAATTGATTGTGTTCCTGTAAATATGAATTTCTCTTTCGCTTGTTCGATTGTACGTTTACCGTCAATAATCGCTTGTTTAATAGTTTCAAACGTTGGTGCATCGCATTCAATCTTTTGTACTTTGATAGGTTGCGAAGCGTGTTGCCCGTCATCGTCAATAGCTTGCAAGGTCATTAAACTACTTAAAGTATATCTTCGATAGTAAGTAATAGCCGAACCCATTTGTTGCGGGCTTATTCCGTTAGGTAAATCAATTCCACTTTCTACAAATGTTGCATCTTCAACGTTTGTTATTACCGTGAATACCTTACCGTCTTTAATTGGTTGTAACAGTAATAAACCCTTTTCGAGTAGTATTGGTTCAACCGCATCGATTAATGCGTTTAAATCGGCATAAGTGTTTTTAAAATGCGGGTTCTTAGCGTTCTTCGCTACTTTCCCAATTTCTTGTTTTGCTTCGTAAAGCTTTTGATAAATGTTTTTTGTTTCCATAATTGTATTTTTTACAAATTTAAGTTTAAAGAACCGTCCAAAACTTAGTTATGTGATGAACGGTTGTATTACTATTTAAACGGTTTCAAAGAATTCATTAAAATCTATTTTGTCGAACGTGTGACTTTCATCAATTTCAGTTTTGACCTTAATTGTGTGCAAAGTAACATCAACTATTTTATAAATTTTACCAACTATCAAAGCATCTTCACCGCTATCGTACATCGTACACGGGTCAACTGCTTTTATTTTTTGTCCTATTTTAAAATGGCAAATCATCTTCTTCTTCATTTGGTGCGTGCGCTTTCATTTGGTCAACACGTGCTTTGTCCTGAATACTTTCACCGTTACCGTCTAATCTTTCAAGTCTCCACGCTTCTAACGTATTGAAATATTTAACTTCGCCTGCTGGGGACGTCCATTCTCGACCACGAAGATTAAAACTAACTTCGATTTCATTACCTACTTTAAAAGCGTTTAATAACTCACATTTGTCCTGCGTTAGTTGAAACATTACTAACTGCGGATATTGGTCTTTTGTTTCAATTACAAATTCCCTCTTTGAGAATTTTTCGTTGATTACTTGTGTTTCGTTCGCTACTTTGAGCGTTCCTGTTAATTTAAACATATATTTGTTTTTATTGATTATACCTTAATAAAATTAATTGCGCTAATTTGATAGCGTCTTGTTTTTCGATTTCGGATTGAAACATTATCTTTTGATTATCCATTAAGTTGATTATTAAACATTTTGGATTTAAAACAAAGATATTTTCATTATTTTCTTTTGGTGGAATTACGTTAAATTGCGTAACATCGCATTCAAAACTTATTGAACTCATTTTATTTTGTTTTATTGATTACTAATTATTGCGCTACAAATTCCGTTTTAAGCCACTGAATAAACGCACGTTGTATGTTTACTTGTTGACTTTGCGCTTCGAGTTCTGCGTCTTTAATTATCGTGTTATCGACCTTTCTAACTTCGTTAATAAATTTGTTACCGTGTATTTTTACCATTCTGAAAATCTTTACATCTTCCAACAAATCAGCCATTACCGGTAAAATTGCCACAACTGCGATTAATTTCTGTTCATTTGTCATAAGCTCAACTCCTCTCCTGTTAGTGCAAAATAAAGGTTTTGAAGTTGGTGAACGTATTTAAGCTCTTGTAATATTTCATTATCGCACCAAGTAACTGAATTTAAAAACCCTTTTTTATATGGTTGCATTTCAAAAATATCATTTTTATCTTTAAACATAAAATCGTCTAATGTTAAAGAATATTTAAAACCAAATTTTAACAACCAATCTTCAGTTAATAGAATTGGATTGTGAACTAAATTAAATCCTTTTTCATCTTCGCTTAACCATTTTAAATCTTGCCAATCAATTGTAGCCGTTAAAATATCTCCCTCGGCTGTTTGGTAATTTAACAAATTACCAATTCTTAATTCATTTGCTTTCATTTGTCGTAAACTATTAAAGGTTTAATTAACTCGATTATTTTTGCTTTGTTGAACTTAGGAACTGTAACAATTAGCTTCGTTCCGTCGGTTACTTTTTTACGACCTGCGTTTCTAGTGTTTTTCATTTTGTTTTAAGTGTTAAAATTTTAATAGTTGCTACTATTGAATAAAGAATTAATAAGTAAACGATTTTTCCTTCCATTGTGTTTAGTTTTAAAGTGTCAACAAATATAAGTACAAATAATTAATTAACAATACTTTTTTTAAAAAATAATTGAAAATAAATTTTAGGGCATAAAAAAACCCTTGCAGTTTCTATTCGTCAATAGTCTTACAAGGGGGTTCGTCATAAGTTATACGTTTCCGCTTTCCTTTACGTAAAATGACCTATTCGGGTGCGGTGTTCCAACGAGAACCGTAACAGGTACTGTTATAGCAAAGATACAAAAAAACCGACTATTTCTAATCGGTCAAAATTCAGGCGTTCAACTCCGAATTTATAGTGTCGTTTCGTGAAGTAAAGTGTAACTGTAAACCCTCGATTTTTGCACCTCAACAAACGAATATAATTTATTCATATTTGCAACCGAAGCGCCTTGACAACCTGCGCTCCAATTACCAACTATGTTACCTTTGCCCATATAGTGAAAATTAGTAAAAGCTATTTCGCTGTAAATTTTACCTTGCATATCCAATTCAGCATCTTTGTCGTTATCGCGCCAATAGTCCATTGGTTTAATTTGTCGGAACGCTTTTTGTTTCATATGTCCGTTATCGAGTAAATGGTAACAACCGCGATATTGTTTATCGTGTACCAGAATCGCCGTTCCTAATTTGTTTATAGGTTTCAACCTGTAATAAACTCCAGCATCGGTTGTAATTGGAATAATTAGTTCGTGACGTTTTCCTTTGTCGTCCCAATAGAAAGCCCCTCCCCAATCATTGAAAGTGTCCGCTGTATTTTCGTTTGTTCGCACTCCGAAAAGGTTAATACTAAACGGTTCTTTAAATACAACCGCTCCAATTTTTTCCATTCCTTTAATAATTTGGTCAATTGTTGGTTTCATAATTCTTGTATTTCTTGTTTAACTTCTTGCCAATAACTTCCTATTTCGTAATAATCATCTGTTTTGCGTTCTTCTTTTATTAATTCATCAACTGCAATTAAAGCGCATCTTTTACTTTCATCAACTGTTTGATGTAATATATAAGTTTGTCCAGTATGTTCAAAGTTAAATTTACTTACTAACTCTTTTGCTTTTTCTTTCGGTGTCATAATTTATTTATTACAAATTTAGTTAAAATCGGAATAATTAAACCTATTCCCAAACCTATCCAGAACCAATTAAAAGTTTTACGCTTGTAAACTTTTGCCACCTTTACAACCTCTTTTGTTTTCCACTTAGTAACGTATCTAATTGTTTCTATTGAATCTCGCTTTATTCTGTATTTGTAGCGTATTTCTTGACGCGTCGGTGGTATTTGTACCTCTGGGCATTTTAAAGGCATCTGAACG